AAAATGACAGTCTTAAGTTGTTTCTTAGTTAATAGTTCTAATTTATTTAACGCTTTTTCCATAGTATCCTTTCATAAGTATCGTCTGCGCGAACACAGAGGTAACGCGCAGAGGATACGTTTCTTTTAATTAAAAGGGTGAGTTCTCAAAGATAAACTCTGCCTTAACAATGCCTAACGCATCTAAGTCTGAGTTAATCCTTGTGTCTACAAGTCCCTCATGATATGCAGTGACTGCATTTTCTATCATCGTATTTAGTTGATTGATTTGTGACTGATTAAGTATCGGCTTAAGTGTTTCCACTGCGTTCTTAATGTCAATTATATTATCCATAGTATTCCTTTCATAGTGTTATTTAGTATACATATATGCCTGACTTAACAGGCACATATATAATATTTATCTAAATGCTAATCGCATTTGTGTTAACTTGCTTAATGGTCTACGAGATACTTCCCATAAGTCCTCGCCTCGCATGTATGCTTGGCTCGCACAGTCAACGTAATGTATATTTAATGGATACTTAATTAGTTCTCCATTTTTATCTTTCTTCGTACTAGGTTTCCAGTACGCATCTTTATAGAATATTATCGGGTACGTACATACTCGACATACTTTCTTATTTTTAAATTTAGTCATAACTTAATTCCTTTCTATTGACTAATTACTTTATAGTTAGAACATATTATTTCTTTACGCCACTTTCTGCGATATGTTCTATAGTACCTACCAAGGGGATGATAGGTACTAACAACATACTGTTTAGTATGCGGCTTCTTCAGCCATTACTTCTACAGCAACTTCTTCCTGCACATCTTCGGACATTTCCTTGATGTTGCTAGGATGAGTTGGACTGGATTTACTTAGCTCCCAGAATGCTTTCTTTGATACGTGAGTAGGAACATTCTTATATTCCTTAGTCTCTTTATCATATACTGGTGTCCATACTAAATCACTCCATTGAGTAATAGTTTCTCCAGATATTGCACACACTCTAGGTGTCTCCATTAGATTTGCCATAGTATAATCTCCTTTCTTAATCTATTTTATAATTGATTATTTATAGCTGACATACATATATTTATATATATATCCAGAAGTCTTACCGACCTCCCGAGGTCGGAAGGGAAGACTTCAAGATATCTATAAAGTTTCGCTATAACCTAGCTCAACATTAGTATCTAGAAACTGAAATGGAAATTCGTGTTCACAAGTTTTGTTCTCAAGTATTTCATCACTCCACATATTCATATCACATTTATTACAGTTATACATATAGTTCCTTTCTTCGAGACGTTCTCGACTACTTTGTAGTCGGGAGAGAACGTATCATAGTTTATAGTATTGTATAGGAAATCATTAGGCAGTAAGGGAACTTAAAGTACCTACATACTCTTTCATTTTACTGTATATACCGAGTATCTTACCTGACTTCCAGAGGTCTGGAAGGTAAGATACTGTATATACAGAAAATTAAGAAGTTAATTCTTTTATTGGTCATAATATAGTCTTTGACTACCATATGTTAACTTGACCTGTCTGTATATAGTACGTATGTCTAGAAATATATGCTGGTAATTCTTTACAGAAACCCCAGTAAGTACGGGCGTTAGCGGGCATTAGGGGTAGATGTTTGACCTAACATGTTCTAAAGTCCTTGGGTACTGCCTTTGTCTTTCTAGTGTACTGTCTTGCCAGTCAGCAGCTTTCCGCATCCCGATTGCAACTTCACCTGTAACAAAATACTTGTGTTAAGTGTTTGTAATAAACAGGACTATACCATATAATTCTCACTATACAAACATCTAAAGAAAGATAGTTAAATGTCACAAAATGTAATCTGTATTGCAGAGGGTTGTAGAAAGAAATTAACAGGCAGACAGCGTAAATTTCACTCTACTACCTGCCAAAAACGACAGTTTGCAAGAGACAAAAGACATAACACAAAGGCTGACATAAAACCTATTAATATAGAACGTAAGTCTGACGATGGTGATTATGCTAGTGTTAGAAGAGGTCAGTATTACCAAGCTTTTGTAAGTGAGGGAATAGCTGACCAGGTTGCAACAGGCGACATGACGGTAGCTGACGCGGCTTCCCTCCTCGGTTGCACTTCAGCTACTGTTAGTCGCATGCTCGCTGCCTACAAGATAGACAGTAGAAACTCTATAGCTGCAGAAGATTGGGAGTTATCAACCGAAGCAAAGGATGCATTAGAAAATTTCGCTACCTTCCGACAAAAATACTTCCGAACCGAACTAGGTAAACAGTATGACACCGCGCCTTTTCATACTAACTGGATAAATAACATTATAGATAGCATAGATAACGGTAAAGAACTGTTAATACTGTCACCCCCTCGACATGGAAAGACTGAACTGTTAATACATTTTGCTGTATATCAAATATGTAAAAACCCCAACACACGTATTATGTGGGTAGGTGGTAACGAGGATATAGCTAAAAACGCATTATCTGCTGTACTTGACGTACTAGATACTAACGAAGAACTTAGAGAGGACTTCTGTCCACCAGGTGCATCTTTTAAGCCAGATAACAGGTCAGGTAAAAACTGGTCACAGAATCAATTTACTGTAGGTACACGTACTGTTGCAGGTATTAAATCACCAACAATGGTAGCTGTAGGTAAGGGTGGAAAGATATTATCTCGTGACTGCGATATTATTATTGCTGACGATATTGAGGACCACCAAACTACACAACAACCAGGTGCTAGGGAAAGTACTAGACAATGGTGGACTACAACATTATCAAGTCGTAAAGAGGAACATACAGCTGTAGTAGTAATTGGTTCAAGACAGCATCCTGATGATTTATATAATCACTTATTAGCTGCAGATAACTTTACTAGTATTGTAGAAACAGCACACGCTATAGATTGTGCAATACCAGAACATGAAGAAGAAAATCACACAGACTGTATGTTATGGGCAAGTAAACGTTCTTACAGATGGTTAATGTCTAGGTTACATTCTGCTGAATCTACAGGTGGTAGACAGACATTCGAGATGGTGTATTACAACCAAGCATACATAGAGGGTACACAGATATTTACTATGAACATTATTGACCAATGTATGCGACCAGATTTAGTTATGGGGCAGATGTATCAGAACTTACATTTAGTTGCTGGACTTGACCCTGCATCATCTGGTTACCAAGCTGCAGTACTTTGGGGTATAGACCAATACAAAGGTGAGTTATACCTAGTTGATTTAGAAAATAAAAAAGGTGGAGGTATTAGAGCTGCACTTGACCAAATGGCTGTATGGTTACACGAGTACGATTGTAGACATTGGATAGTAGAGGAAAACGGTTTTCAGTCTGCAATTAGACAAGATGCAGGTATAAAAGAATTTACATTACGTACTGGTATTACTGTACAAGGACATCTTACAGGTAAAAACAAACATGACCCATTGTATGGTGTAGGTGCTATGGCAGACTTATTTGAAGATAGACGTATACACTTACCTGTCGGTGATGGTGTGTCAAATGCAAAAGTACAGCAATATAGGCAACAACTGTTATACTTTGATGGTAAACCTGTTTCAAAGCGAAATAAGGAAAAAACTGATATAGTTATGGCTAGTTGGTTTCCTATGAAGGTTTTTAGGCGTATGCAAAAAGAGCATACTGCGGACATGGGTTTAGACTATAATCCTAGTTATGGGGAATACAAAATGACGGAGATGAACAACGCACCATGGGAATAGAAAACATAGATGTAAAAAATTATAAAGAAGTTATAGCTAATGCTGCTAACTTAACATCTGGTAAAAACGTACAAGATAGACAAGTTAGTAAAGCTAGAATTAAAGCTATTTTAAATGGTGGGCCAGATGGTATTAAAGCATTACTAGGTGACACAATGGAAAGCTCGGATGCTGATTTACTACCAGCTCCTAACATGTTGCAGTCTGGTATTGACCGACTTGCACAAAAGATTTCAGGTGTACCTCAAGTACGAGTAGATGTACCTAATGAAGTAGATTCTGCTAGAGCAAAAAATCGTGCAGAGAAACTAGAACGTATTGTTACTAGCTATGATGAGAAACAAAACCTTAACTTACAGTTAGCACAAGCTGCTAGGTGGTTACCAGGTTATGGTTTCTGTGCATGGGTTATCTCAACAAAAAGAGATGCTAACGGTTATTACTATCCATCAGCAGAACTAAGAGACCCTTTTGATACATTTCCAGGAAACTTTGGACCTGACCAAAAACCAAGAGAGTTAGCTGTTGTACGTAGAGTACCTAGATATAAACTAGCTCAAATCTATCCAGAGTTTGCTAAAGAGATTTTAAAACAAGATGACGAAGATGATACAGGTCAAGAGTATCAAGACTATGCAACACCGTTTATGTCATATGACACTAATCGTGAACAACAATGGGAGGATAATACTTCTCAAGGTGTAAGGATTATTGAATATTATGACCAAGGTGGAACATACATTATATTCCCTGAAAGAAACTTAATATTAGATTTTATACCTAATACATTAAGTACACCTCCATTTGTATTTGTTAAGCGTGTATCTTTTGACCAACTTAAAGGTCAGTATGACCACGTAATAGGTTTAATGGCTATGATGGCAAAGATAAACATTATGTCAGCAATAGCTATGGAAGATAGTGTTTTCACAGAAACTAACATATCAGGTGAGATAGAGAGCGGACAATACCGAAAAGGTAGATTTGCAATAAACTATTTGTCACCAGGTACACAAGTTTCTAAACCACAAAACAATATGCCGTATCAGTTGTTCCAACAAGTCGATAGATTAGAAAGACAACTACGTATGGTAGGTGGTTATCCAGTTACTGATGACTCACAGTCACCTAACTCTTTTGTTACTGGTGCAGGATTATCAGAACTTAACTCAACTATGTCATTAATGATTAATGAGTATAGAGAATTAATTAAAGTTGGTTTAACAGAGATGGATGCAAAAAGATTAGAGATGGATACAATCATGTCTTATCAAACAGGTATTACTAAGAAACCTATAGCAGGTTATTTAAACGGTACTGCATTTTCTGAAAACTATCAACCATTAGTAGATATTGGTGGAGATTATAGAACAAGACGTATCTATGGTGTTATGGCAGGATTTGATGAGCCACAAAAAATTGTTACTGGTTTACAGTTACTACAAGCTGGTGTTATAGATATAGAAACATTACAAGATAATATTGATGGTCTTGAAAATGTAGCTAAAGTACAAGAACGTATTAGAAAAAATAAAGCAGAAACTGTTTTATATGATTCAATACTTGCTAGGTCAGCACAAGGTGACATGCAAGCAACAATGGCTGCAATAGCTATATATGAAAATCCAGGTAATGTACTTGATATCCTAAGACAGTTTTACACTCCTGAAGAGCCACAGATGACACCTGAGCAAATGGCTATGATACAACAACAACAAATGTTAGCGCAACAAGGTGGACAACCTCCTACTGTTGCACAAGCATTAGGAATGTAATGGATTTTGTAGAGAATGAATTTTGGGACATGATTTATCAAGAATACGGTGTAACTGACGAATTAGATATACTGTCAGAAAATGTAACTGAAATTATAACTCCACAAAAAGGTATTATTATATTAATAACAAAGGAATTTTATAATGGCAAAGAATCGTACTAGAGG